CCGGGAACTTGTCGGCACCAATGTTAATTGAGCGCGCCATTTCGCGTAGCGGTTTGCCCATAATGCGCTTGCCAAATTCAATGCCACTGGCACTGTTGTTTAGGCGGCGGTTTTTAATGTTTTGAATGGCAATAATGCGCACGTCGCGTGCGGCCTTGTCGACAATGCGGCCTGTTTCGATTTGCTGAAAGTCGCCACCTTCGGCATCTAACATGTTTACGTCGCCAAAATATGTGCCGTCAAAGTCTGGGTAAAACTGTGTGCAACTAAAGCGCAGGGCGTCTAGTGCGGCTGTGGTTGAGTTGGTTAGCGGTTTGCCTGCTGCATCTACTGGATGCGGCATTAGTGACATTGCCCCCGTAAGTACGCGCATTGGGCTATCGGCAATAGTGACTGCGCTTTTGCATAAACGCCCAGTTACTGCGCCTAGCTCGTCGCCAAATAACAAAGGAACAACAGCCGTTTGCGGTGCTACTACGCCGTCGGTTATTGGCTGTAATGCCGTTACTAAATCAGACCAATTTTGTAGTTCGGTTAGCCCTGGCGCTGCTATTAAAAAGCGCACTCGGCGAGCAAGGCTTGCTAGTATTTCAAGCGCTTTTGCTTGGTAGCTTTCTACTTCTGCTTTACCTGTTACTGGTGTGCAAATAACAATGATTTCGGGGCTTACGTCTTGATCCATTGCTTCGTCAATAAGTGCCATTACGTCGGCGTCGATTGCGTGCGCTATTGCATAACCACTTACTAGGTCGTCGCCGTTGCGCTGCCATGCTTTAACTTGGGTTTTTAACGGTGAGTCGGCTACGCCAAACTCAGCATCAAAGTCGCTTTGTGCATTAATGGGTAGAATTTTGCCGTTGTTTTCGGCTGCTTGGCCGATGAACAATACGGTGCGTTCTACCTGTTTTGTAGCGCCACTGCCTGTTTGAATGGCGGCAACGGATACTTTACCTTGTGCCATGGTCGTTCCTTTTTTTGCTTGCGCTACGCCACTTGCATAGCTTTGTTTAAAATAAAATTCATTTGCTCTTTTTGCTCGGCTACCGTTTGCCCCAAAAAGGAGCGGGCAGGTAAATCAATTTTCCATGTGCTCTTACCTGAGCTGCCCTTTAATTCGCGCAGTAAAAACCCTGCTTGGTTAATGCTTAAATTGTTTGTTATCCATTTAATACTTGGCCGCTTGCTGCCCTTGCCTTTGCCTCGCGGTATTTTGTAACCCTCGCTTATTAATGCTCTGGCTAAGTTGCGCGTGGCTGGGCCTTCTTTATTTTGTGCGGCACTGCTTTTGGGCTTACCTGCATCTAGGCTTATGCCCTCTTGGTGGGCGCGGGCTATTTTTCCGCTGTTGCCACCTTTAAAATATACGCTTGCGCTATTTGCGCCGTAGCGCACTTTCATGTTGCGCTTTAGCTTTGTTAGCATTTTCTTTTTTTTACCGTTGGCGCGGCTTTGCCATGTTTTACCGGCTAAATCGCTTTGCCTGGTAATGCGCTCTTTACTGCTTTTGTTTGCTGCACGTATTGCGCTGCGCAATATGTTGCGGCGCTTTTGCGGCTTAAGCTGCAAAAATGCTAACTGCTCTTTGCTGCGGCCTTCGTCAAACTTGAGATTAAGCACGGTTTACTTGACCTTCAAGTGTGAACGCTTCGGCTATCCACAGGCTTTGCTCGCCAAAGTCGTAGCGGTTGCCGTTAAATTCAAACGGGCCGTTGGGCGCTTGTATTAGTTCTATGTCTTCGCATAGCTGGTTTATTGTTAGCTCTACTTCGTTGCTGTTGTCGTCGTTAACGTCGGCGCTAAATTCAATGTCGGTGCTGTCGTATCGCCCGCCGTTGTTTTGCAACCAAATTGACGCAAAGGCACAAATAAGCGCTGCGGGTGCTGCGCATGGGTTTATGCTGATCGCTCCTGAGTAATAAAACCTTGCTGCCAATAGGCCGTTGCCGTTAATGGTTTTGCTGCTTGGCTCTATGCGGCCGCCTTCTATCCAGCTGTCGAACTGGGTGCTTAGCGCTAGGTTGCGGCCTTGGTATTCTGCGGTTGCTAAATGCTGCTTAAGCTTTGCTATTTTGCTTTGGCTCATAGTAGTTCTACCGATAAGTACGCGCTTAAGCTTTGCAGGCGGCGCATGGCGTTTATGCTTTCTCTTAACCAATGTTCGTGGTTGTCTATTGCCGCTTGGCTTTGTGCTGTTGCGTTGTCGCGGTGCGTGCTGCCTAGCTTTGATACCAGTAAGCTGGCTTTTGCTTTGCTGTAAACTGCGCGCTTATAAAACAGCGCTTGCTCGGCGCTTAACGTTTGGCCGTTGGTAAGCTGTGTTTTTGCTAGCTCTTGGTTAATTTCGGCCTGCGCGTAAAGTAGCTTTTCTAGCAGTACGTCGCTTTTACTGGCGTACTCTTGGGCTATTGCGTAGTGCTCAATAAAATGGGCGGTGCTTAGCGCTGGGTAATAGCCGCTGGCTTCAATGATCACATTGACGCTTTGTAAATCTGCTTGTGGCATACCGCTTAAGTTCATATTGCACCTGTAAAATACACACATTAAATTGGGTGCGGGCGCCACTTAGTCACGCGCGTTAAGCAAGTAATGCTAACGTTGTGCTAAGTTGCCCGCTGGCGTTGGAGCTAGTTAGCGGTTTGCTGCTCTGGCTCCGCTGGTTTAATCATTTTTTGCAATTCTTTTAGCAGGGTTTTAACGCCTGCTTTGTCGTTAATGAATTGAGCCATTTCGGCAAAGTGAAGGGCGTTGCCTAGGTTAAGCTGTGCTTTGTTAACCTTTGCGGCTATGGCGTAAAGCTTACCGCCCACTACTTCCATCCCTGCCCAATCTTGGTTTTTAACTACATTAATTAAGCGATGCAGGATAAAGCCGATGTCGTACAGGCCTTGCTGCTTTGATTCTGTTAGGTAGTAATTTGCGTCGTCGTAGAGCTGGTCGATAACGAACGCAGGCCAATGCTTGGTATTAAACACGGTTGGCAGTGGTTGCTTTTGCTCAATGAGTAATGGCAATAGTTCTAACACTGCATCCCAGCGTTTTAAGTCTACTAGCCAAATAAACACCCATGCCAACACTTTGTTGTGGTGGTTTTGGCCGCTTAGGCGGTATTGGTTTATGTAGCCTAGGTAGTCTTGGCGCTCTAGCGCTTCTGATTTGTATGTTGCTTTGTCGCTAATGTCGGCAAATGTTTTTAATTGAGCCAAATCGGATTCTATAGCTGCTGCATAAAGCTGGTACTCGGTTTGCGTGTTTACGGTTGCTGGCGCGTTGGCTTGAGTGGCGTTAGCCGCTGCCGTTGGCGCTTTATTTTCAGTGCTTGTTGGTACCGCTTTAGCTTTGGCTAATGATTTTTTGAAAAGGCTCATTTAAAAATACTCGCTAATTGTTAAAAAAAGCCGCCCCGAAACTAGGGAGAAAGAGGCGGCTTGCTGCTGCTAAAAAACTATTCCCAGCCGGTGCCTGCTTTGTTTGGCAGTTTTACGCTGGCTGATTCGAAGTATGCTACTTTTTCGAGGTCTTCGATGTAGTAACAGTCGTTACGCGATTGGTAGTCTTCTACGCGTTTCTTTTTTGGGTTGTCTTCTACGTGGGTGCGGGTTGATCCTGATTGCACGTAGTGACTTAGGTTGTCGAAACTTGTTACTAAAATGCCGCGCGCTGGAAAGAACGGAATTTTATAACTGGCTAGGCCGCCATATGTTTTAATGATTTGCTCAAGTTCGATTTTGGTTTTTTCGCTTGGCGTGTGCGACTGCTTTGCATACAACTTGTTTTGGTCGTTTGCTAGTAGTTCGTCGCCAATGATGGCAACCATGTTTACGCGCTTATGCTCTGGCACTGCTTGCAGTGCGTCGAACACGGCTTGGTCTAGGTTTTCGTAATCGCCACCGGCACCAATGCGAATTTCACCAACGGTTGCGCCTTCGCTAACTGCGCGCTCTGGTGCGTCGCGGCGAATGAGTTGCAGCCAGCCAATGTTTACGTCTTGCAGCATTGTGTTGGTTGTAATGTTCGTTGAGTCGGCGGCTGACGTGCCGTGAAAGCCAATTTTAATAATGTCTAGTGCAATTGCTTGGCGCACGTGGTTGCGGTAGCGCTGATGGAAGTCGGGGAACTTTGACCACTGATCCATTTTTGCCCATGATAAATGAATGTCGCATTCTACCGGGTAGCAACGGTATTCGCGTTTGGCTAGGCCTGCTACGTCGCGCGTTTGGCGCTCTTTGGTGTCGTCGCTTTCTACACCGGCACGCCCTGTTACGCCACCGTCTACGCTCATCATTACTGATTGGCCTACGATGTCGTCTACTAGTGCGGTGTTGATTAATTGTAGAAATTCTACTGAGTCGTACGTTGCGTCGTATAAGCGCTGCTCAGTTGTTGGCTCTACGTTGAACTGTTCGTTCATTGATGCTACGCCGTAGTTGCTGGCCATGCCTGCAAGTACTGCGATAAATAATTGTTTTGTTCTGGTTTTCATTTTCGTTCCTGCGTTTTGCTAAGTTAAGTTAGGGTGCGGCAATTACAAGCAGTTGCTGTATTTGCCTTCGTCGCCTTCGTGTTCTTCGTCGGCGTTGGTTGTGTCACCCGCAGGTGTTTTTAATGCTTTGGTAAACTTTTCGTTAAGTTCGTCAAGCGCTACTTTTGTGCTTGATAGCTCTTCCTTAAGCTTTGTTAGCTCGGCTGACTCTTCGGCTGGCGGGGCTGTTTCTTCTTCGCCTTCCACTTGAGTGGCTGAGAATGAATCAAGCTTTGTGGTTAGGCCGTCTAGCTTTTTGCCAAACTCTTCAAGCGGTGCGCCGAGTGCATCTTTTAATGCATTGGCTAATTGTGTTTCGTTCATGTCGGGATCTTCCTTAGTGAATAGTCGTTTGAAAAAGGGTTTTTTAGGTGTGTCGATAGGCTCACATGACCCTAAGTCAACGGTTAATAAAGAGACTTCCGTGTCGCCTGCTTTGCTCTTACTACTGAAATGGATGCGGTCGGTGTAGCAGCTTGCTGGGTAGTCGGTAACAGCTAGGCCGGTTAGGTAGGTTTTGCCAGTGCCCATGAAGTCGCGGCTAATTTCGATGCTAAAATATACAGCTTGGTCGGCTTTGTTTAATGCTACAAACCCTTGATTGGGCGCGAGTACTGCGTATAGGCACACTACGCCTTCTTCGTTTTCGTATGCTTCTACGCTTACTACGTCGCCTAGCATTCCTGGTATGTCTACGTTGTGTAGGTTTTTAGCGGCCCAGCCTGACCAGTTAAATTCGTGATCGAGGTTTATGCGTGCGCCATACTTGCGGGGGTTGTAGGTTTCTACTATGTCGGCTACGTCTTGCTCGGTGATTTCGCGGCCGTCGACGGTCATGCCAACAGCGGCAATAGAAAGTGGTTTTGTGCGTAGTTGACCTGGCATATAAACAAACCTTTTAAATGTTTTTTAATTAAGCTTAATGCTTTAAAGTAACTGCAGTTTGCACCCTCCTTTTGCACCTTTCCAACGGTTTAACTTTTTGAAATTCCTATATTTAACTTTTAGGAATGGGCAGGTTTATAACAAACAGATTACGTGCTTTATTACTAATACACTGCCGCCATGGATTAATTAATGTGGCGCAATATGAAGGCTAACTACGGACCAGACGTACGCAAAAAAGCACAGGATTTGTATGTTGTTGAGGGCTATACCTACGAGGAAATAGCTGATTTAGCAGGCATGCCAAGTGCGCGCAGCGTTAGGCGTTGGTCTGAGTCTGAGAACTGGGCTGACATGTGCCCAACATATAATGCCGAAATGGCGTTTAGCCGCCGCATTAATTTGTTAGCCGATAAAGACAATAAAACCGATGCTGAATATAAAGAGCTAGATTTTTGCACGCGCCAATTATGTGCACTAAATAAAAGCAAGCTTGCGCCTGCCCCTAAGCAACGCGCTAACAACGACGACACTGCTGCTGGCAATAGTGGCGGCAGTGGCAAAAAGTCGAAGAAGAAAAAGAAAAATGATTGCTCTGGCATTACGCTTGAAATGCTTGACGAGCTTAAAGACAAACTTCTTTATCCCCACCAAAAACATTGGTTTGAAAACCAAGATCACCGCGCCCGCTTTATTTTAAAGC